AGTTACTGCAGTAACCTCTAAAGGCTCTTCAGTAGTACTTCCTTCTTCAAAAGTAACAGGTGCTACAGGTGCAACAGGATTCTCATCAACAGGAGTTACCTCTTGAGTTGTAAGATTATCTTTTTCCACTGTTTCATCTCCTTTCTCTTTAATAGCAGAGAAGTGATAATTAAATTCAGTTAACATATCGCTCAGTTCAATCTTCAATTTATCTGCAACAGAGAATTTTTCGATTGTAGAACTAATCATTGCAGGGGTAACGCCTTCACCTAAGATGCATAATCCATCGAATTTGGCTTCTGTAAATACAAATAGCCCTTGCTCATTGGTGTAGCCTTTAACGCTTGAATGTTGTAACTCCATGGATTGTGATTTGAAACCACCATCTCGGTCAAAGATTTTCTCAACCTCTGCGAACTTTTTCCATAGGAGACCTTCGCACACTAAATACTCGCGTTCAACCCCATCGCTTCCATAACGTAGTTCAAAATGAGCGTTGTGGTCTACAGGAATCATGCCGAAAGCATGTCCCATATATCTGATTTTAAATTTACCATCCTCTACCACAAGCTTCTCTTCGTGACCTTTGAAGTCAACATTGCCTTCACTGTCGATAGCTAAGTACCCAAGTATAGGGACGTTAACTAGTGATGGAATCATAGACTCTAAGACTTCCTTAGATAAGATTGCGCCATTTCTATTCTCGCCTTCATGAGCGATGAATATTTTAACTCTCGTAAACCTATCGTCTAGAACACTTGATGAATAATTCATTTGTTCAAAGGAGATAGGAAAACTTAAGTTAGGACTTTGTGCTGTTTTCACATTTGTCACCTCCTTCCACTATTTAGAATCTTTGATTCGAACTGTAGTGTCAGTAGGGTCATCTGATTTTGGTGCGCCTGCCTTACCTTCATCTTGTGGGTCTCCACTAAGAGTATTGGATGTTTGCTTAGCTACCATAAAGTCGTCAATTACTAATACTCGTTGCTCGAACACAAGCATGTTAGCCACTTCTAGAGGAGTCATGCCAGTGTAGGCAAGGTACTCTAATCGAGAGCCACCGAAAGTCAATTGGTCTTTGGCTGTTTTAATAGCTTCGTCCTTGCTGAAGTAAGAGATAGATGGTAACTTAATTTTCCATATCAATTTCTTACTAGCTTTCTTCATTTCGTAATTGTAGTAATTTGTATACAAAGGTAGTAAGAAGCTATAAAGCCATTGCTCATCAACTTTGATTGAGCGCTCTAACGCTTGAGAACTTGAGTTGTCATCAGCGAATAGCTGACCACTAACCCCTGCACCTTTGTATAGTTGGTCAGAAGTCTTGTCTAGCAATGCGAACTTTCCATCTTTACCAGTACCATTTAGAGTGATACCTTTTGTTTCGAATGGATTTGTTATTGCAACAGAGCCATCGGGCAAGGTGCGTTTGAGCGCATTGTGATATTCAAGAACAACTGGAAGTTCCATTAGGGGTCTTCCCTTTTCGTCAGTCTCAATTTTAGAATGAACGATTTTAGTGTTGTCTAAATTAGAAGTACTTTCCATTTGGTCTTTAGCATTTTCCATTTTAATAGCATCTATTAAAGAGTTAGCTAGAGGTGGTAATGCGACTCCTCCTTGTGAGAGGATTTCTGTGTCTATGGTGAAAGCTACACCTTTGTCAGATACTTGATACCATTTACCTTCAACTAACTTATCCGTTGCGCCATTCTTGTAAGAAGTGTAAGCAGTTTGGAATTCTTTAGGGAAAGTAAGCATTGATGTATCTGATAGCTTAGTGACATCGAATTGGAATCTGAAGACTCCATCTTCTACATAAGAAACTCTACATAAACTTAGTGGAATCTCTTGGTAAGCCACGCTTTTAGAATCTTCGATTTTGTACTGGTAAGTAACACCTTTTGAGAACAACTTTTCAGTGAAGATAGGAAGGTTGAATTTGGGGTTCAATCTATCTAAGAAGATAGCTGATTGTGCAAATGGGATTTGAAGTTCCTGTGGACTTTCAGTAAAGGCAATTGGATTCTCTAGTACTGGATAAATCAAGAGGTCAAAAGTCAAGATTGAACTTAAGTATTTGATAATACGCTTGTATTCACCATTTACTTGTTTCATGGCTACCGATAAGCCTGCTACTTGTTGAGCATTCTTAGAAGGGTCTTGAAGCATTGCTTTTAGACGTGCCTCGTTAATCCCTTTGATATTTGAACTTCCTGCTGTACCACTCACCGTTGCTGATGCTGATGCAAAGTGTCTATACTGCATGGTTTGTTCTCCATTGCTGTTGCTGTTACGATTGCGATTTGTATTCTTTCTAGTCACTACTGTATTTCACCGCCTTTAGAATAAACAGAATTGCAACATCTCATCATTACGCATGTTTGCGCGAAGGATGTCTTGTTCTAGTAATGTAGCTACATAATTCCCATATCCAATACTGGAGTATCTATCTTTGGTAGTTGTACCTACTTCTTCGATTTTGATATATCCACCTTGGACTCTGTAGACTAGGTTTACTAGTTCGTTAGTCAATGCTGTAGCTTGCATGTAAGGTCTTAATAGATAGACTTTTTCTTCTTCAGTCTTCTTAAGGTAGCCTTTTGTTTCAATCAAATCTTCTTTAGCTTCAATATCATTGATAAGAAGTCTGATTTTCTTTTTCTCAAATGCACTTCTTAATCCTGTAGCGACCTTATGGTTCAACTCGGGATGTGCCTTGATAGAGTAGATTAAAGGAATGGCGTTTTTGTCCATTTTTCTTTCATCCATCATTTCATCATTCAATACTGTCCAAGCAGGATATTCGACATCTCTGTTCTTGTCGTAAAGAATCTTAGTAGCATTATCAAACACTGCAATACCATTACCCATAGTATCCATAGCAACGTAGTCACCCTCGAAATCATAATAAAGTTGCTTCAAGCGTATAGCCTGCAACTCCGAGTGCTGTCCTGCCATCGATTCTTGGTACACAACATCACGTCTGTACTCTTCGCCCTGTGGCATGAGTCTAATTAAAGTGAATGCTGTTGTATCGTTTTTCAGTGTTTTGTTAGAACCCATAAGGGCAATATCCATAGAGACAATTCTTATCTCTCCTGCTTGTTTCGGCATGTTAGAAAGCTTCTTGCGCTTATCCTTATTCTCTACAAATTCTCTGTCTGTAGGAGGATAGAATGCTTTCGGTAGGGTACGACATTTTTGTATGTCATCTAGTTTGAAGTAGGCATTTTCATTTTCGCCTACGAACAGTGCTTCGAATTCCATGTCCCATGACATTTGGTCAAAGTCATCTGCTGTTCTCTGTTGTTCAACACGCTTCATAGATAGTAGCTTGTGATATACAGAGAGTTGCCAAGGTAGTACTGCAACGAAAGAATCTTTACCATCTGTCATTGCAGTTAGGTAAGATTTGAATGAATCCCATATCCAGTGATTTTTGTACCACGCGGAACTGATAAAAATCTCCTTGTTCTCTTCGCCCAAGTGTGAATACTTTGGATTCTGAAGATATGGAGGAGTTCTATTAAGGTTAAGGAAGGGCTTGAGGACTGTATCAATAGTATTTTTGGAAATAAGTCTAAACTCATCCACTATTAGTATATTCGCCCTGTATCCCCTAGCATTGTCAGAAGATGGAACTGCTGTAATTTTACTTCCATTTCTGAAAGCAATATAAGTCTCGTTTGCACCTGTCTTAAACTCACTGATTTCCCTCGCAACATTAGGCGAGTTATTCTTAAGTGAGAATATCTTCTCGGTTATAATTAGACGAGCCTGTCCTTTTGTACCCGAAGCTAAAACTATAAGGGTATTAGGGTACAGTATGGCTCTAATTACGCAATAGATTGCGATGAGGTAGGATTTTCCTTGCCCACGCGCGGCTATATACATGAAGAAATTGTACTTGTTCATCGCCCACAGGAGAAGAATTTGGTAAAGGAACAAATTAACCCCCAAGTAATCCTTTGCGAATCTATGAGGGTTTGACCTGTAGAATGAAGTCCAAGTTTTAAAGCCTTCTCTCAGTTTACTTTGAGGAATAGCGCTCTTTTTTTTAGCCATCAGATTTCACCTTCAAGCTTCTTGATGTCTTCATCTTTAATCTTTCCAAGTATTCTCTGCATCTGAACAACGAAGAACCTCTCGATGTAATCACGAATGAACTTAGGTTCAAAGCGTAACTCTTCGAGAATTGGCTCAGTGTCTTCTATTAACTTAGTCCACTCTGACCAACTAGCTATTGCTCCATCTTGTGAAGCAGACTTGATTTGTACAGGTTTGATGTTGGCATCATTCATTTGAGAGGATAGCGTTTTCATCATTTTCTCGTACTTATTATGGTCTCCTTCTTCAAGAGCCTTGTTTCCCATCCATTGAGTACGAGCCATGTTTTTACATAGTCGCTCTTGTATGGTAGTGTCAGCCTCAAATCCACCGAGTGTCTCAAACTCTTCTTCTAAGAAGATATAGTCTTCAATCTCTAGGTTTCTACCCCATCGTTTAATGATTGTGTCTGTTACAACAAAGTCATCGTAATCCATGAGTTCAGCCTTACTTGTTTTTCCAGTGATATCGTCACTGTCTCTGAATCTAAGTTCTTTATTTTGCTTTAGTGAGTTTAGATTTTTTAGATATGTGCCTATGGTCTCGTTCTGAGCCTCATTAGCCATCTTCCAAAATTCCCTTAAGTAAGGGATATCCATCGTGCGAAGGAAACCATAAAGTGTATCCATGTTGTCTAGGTCTACATTCTCTTTCACACATCTCTTGCAAAATCCAAATCGTTCGTGAATTAATGAGTTTCGATGAGAGTAAAAGCTTGACACCGCATAATCATTACCACATTTCAAACAGGTTTTTTTCTCCGATGCAACCTTAACCATCTCATCGCTCCTTTCAAAACACGAACAAAAAGAAGAGGACTTATCCCCTTCTCTTAAAAGTGTTCTATAATTTCTACTAGAGACTTGTAAACGTCACCTAGCGTAAGTTCGATTGTCTTATAACTATCGCATTCATAAATCAAATGATTCTTAATATGAAGTGGAAGATAGTGTGGAAGAATTAATATGTCAGTTTCATGATGCTTAAGAATACCTTCTCCATCAGTGATTGACTCAGCGAAGAACGCTGTGTGTCTATCTACTATAGAAGTAACGATAGTGTACTCTCCTTCTGTATCGATAGAAACTTCACTATATAACTCTGTATTGATGTCTTTTAAAAATTCAAGCGTATCTGCTCTGTCTAATACAACAGTGATATCTGAGCGATTCTCACCGAAGTGATGACCACCTATTAGGCTAGAAATGTCTTTTAGAGTTAGTGCTTGCGACTGAATAGATAATTGATATCTAAGCATTACTTATCACACTCTCTTAATCTTGCGATTGACGATACGATGTGTTTCTGAATCTCTACATAACTTTTAAGGTCAAGAATTGCCTTAACATCCAAGTTAGTATAGGTTTTAATTTTGTCTATTTTACCTTGAATAAATTCAAAGTTCTCTAATAATCTACGTTCCATTTATACTTCACTCTCTCTCTCATTTCAAATACAAATGTAAATCCACAGTGCGTTAGGCTATGTGGAGTAATTGAATACTCCACGTCAAGCGAAATGACGAGTGCAACTAAAGTTAATAACACTAACACAAAAGGAGGCAATGGAGGTGCGTACCACACACCCTAACGCACTGAAGAAATCTAATTTGTTTCGCATTTAGGGTAGCGAATAACCACTAGGAGAACCGCGAGGGAATTGAACCCCCTATCCACAGCTTAGAGGCTGTTGCTGACCATTAGCACACGGAGCAAGGGTCGTCTGCTGATTGTGGAATTGAACCACAGCATGAGAGGTGACTCATCACATCAAGACTATCAGCCATAATAAAATTGGTGGGAAAGGTAGGATTCGAACCTACGAACTCCGAAGAGATGAGAGTTACAATCTCACAGCTTTAGCCAAACTTGCATACTTGCCCATTGGACAACAGGGTTATAACCTTTAAGTCGCCTGCTGAGTGTCTGAAGGATAAAAGTCTATCAGTCACTATACTTTTCGAATTGTGTCGCCACAATCCTTAACCTATCGCCATTGACATGTGTATGCGATAGTAGGTCATTGATTAGAACGCACTGCAGAGAAATTCTGAGTGGTCAGTGTTACGCCCCCAAAAGGACTCGAACCCTTAATGTGGGAATAGAAATCCCATGTGATATCCAGTTTCACTATAGGGGCAATATGTACGGTGACCAAGGTAGGACTCGAACCTACGACTTTCCATCTAATGGGTACTCTAACCAACTGAGTTACTCGGTCAAAAGGGACTCTAGAATCCCTAGTTGTCATGGTGGGAGTCGAACCCACAAAAACGCATCAACTGCTGACTTTACCAATTTGTCCACACGACTTATGCTGAAAGTAGGACTCGAACCTACGACCTCTTGCTTACAAGGCAAGTACTCTACCAACTGAGTTATTCCAGCGAATCTCCCTAGCGCTCGTAAGCACTAGGGCTGTTCTTATTATTTTGCTAAGTAAACATTAATAGAATAAGCCATCATGTTATGACCTGCAGGTGTCCAGTGCGTACCAGTTGAATCGATAAGACCACTATTAGCCAATTCGATATCTCCTGCACCACCACCACCGCCTGCTTTAGCCCATGCGTTAGCGTAATGGTCTACCAAGTAAACTTTCTTAGCTGTTCCACGTTCTCCTGCAACCTTACGAATAATATCGTTATAGCCATTTGCCCAAGTTCGAACACTACCTTTTAATCTATATTGTTCAACAATCTCGGGAGCAGTTCGAGCGTAGAAAGTTGTTACATGAATAGGTGCTTCAGTCATTAATAGGACTTTGATACCTCTTGCAACTAATGAATCAACCATTGCGTTCAATGTGTTTTCGAAAGTTACCTTAGATACTGCAGGAACGCCACTTGCATTCAAACTCATGTCTACCATTCCAAACATAATAGATACAGAAGTAGGATTCTTGTCTAATACCATAGATTTGAATCGTGAACCACTTGTACCATAAGCATTAGAGATGTTATATCCTCTTTGTACGTCTGTTACGTTAGTCATACCAGTTAAGACTGACCATCGCTTAGCTAAGTCATTAGGATAAAGAGTATAAAAGTTTGAACCTTCTGTGTTACTGTTACCAAATCCAATAAATCCTGTCATGTAAAAACTCCTTTAATTTCTCTGTATTTGTTAAAAGGTTTAGCACTCGTAAGCACTGAACCTTAGTTAACCTTATTTAAGTTAATTATATTGTTAGAGTTATTCTTCGATAAATTGTTTGATTTTGTTTTTAAACTTAGTAGCTTGGTCTTTCTTAGCAGTTAATTCGTTAAGTTCTTCCAAGGCTTTTTCAAGTTGTTTACGTTTAGTTTCTTCAACTTTTGCAAATTGTACTTCAGCTAATTCAGCTTCTTCAATTGCTGATGCAAATTGATATTGTGCTGAGTCAATCCATCGTTGTGCCTTTGCAATGTCGTTCTTATGACCCTTGATAAGTTTACCAAGTAGTACCTTTAATAGTTTTTTCATCTTTACTGCTCACACTCTCTCTCATAGATAAGGTTTTTGGCGGTTCTAACGAGATTCGAACTCGTGATACCTCCGTGACAGGGAGGCGTGATAACCACTTCACTATAGAACCAAATTTAAAAGGCTCAGATTAGGGGTCTGAGCCAAGGAGGTAGGAGGTTCTCGCGTTTTGGTTTAGTTTTTGGTGGTCATATGACCATGATATGGCTGTGGTGGCAAGGCTCGAACTTGCGACTTTCTGATTAACAGTCAGATACTCTACCAACTGAGTTACACCACAAAGGAGGTGCAGGGAGTGCCGATTCTCCCTGCAAGGTAATTACTTATGAGACTGGTGTACACCATCAGATAAAGTAACATATTTTAATCACACGAAAGTAAAACTAGGAGGAGGTCGCTGTCAGATTCAAACTGACATCTCTACCGCGCAGTAACGCATTCTATTATGCTACGCGACCAAGAAAAGAGCCAAGTAATTAAACATGGCTCTCTTTATAATAGGAAGAAACTTCGTTCAACCTTCTGTTGTAATTAGAATTTGCGAAGACCTTTTGCAAGCTTAGCAGATGATTTACGATGTGCTTCAACAGTTACGTCAGCACCAGTTTTTGGATTTTTAGCTTCACGTTTTTCAACAGCTTTAGAAGTGAAATCAACGAAACCTTTAAGTTTAATATCTTCTCCACGCTCTAATGCGCCTTTTGTTACTGCTTCAAATGAATCCATGAATGCCTTAACAGTGTTTTGTGAAACCTCGATTGCATGAACCTCTTTCAGTTCTGCTTGAATTGCTTTTTTTACGTCATGAGTTAACATTGTCATGTTATCATTACTCCCTTTCTCTCTCACATTTATTTAATAAAATGCTTGTTATATTAGTTTTTTTTGTATCGAAGATAGGAGTTGAACCTATATGCCATAATCCTTATTGGGGAAACGCTTTGCTTAAGCTACTTCGATATAATAGGAGGAGTACGATGGTAGGATTCGAACCTACGACTGTTCGTTGAACTCGAAAGACAACTACTGAACCAACACCCTGTTGGTCACTCTACCTCTGAGTTACATCGTACATAGATAAAAACCCAAGTGGGAGGAATCACTTGGGTTTTTGAGTTTGTTTGGGGAAACAACACTACGAGGAATTTCATCATTATGTTTTGTATAAGGTTTTGCAATGGTTTTGCTTAACCCCTACAATCTATATAGTATCTAGTGGACTAAAAGTAAGACAAAAAGTTATGAAAAACTTAATCTTTTAACCTCGTACTATTTTTAGGTTATTTCTAATGCGTTCTCGCTGTTGTTCTATCTGTTTTTCGTAGGTCTTTACGACCTTCTTAGCAATGCGTTCTTCCATCTTCTTAATACTCTGCTTAGAGATATCAAGTTCATCTGCAAGTTCGAATTGTCGCAATCCTTCTCTATATAGGTTCACTACTTCTTGCTCTCTTTTAGATAGATTAGATTTGTCAATCAAGCAATTAAGGTCGTAAACAAGGATACCAAAGTCTTCCATTAGATTGCCTTGACTCAAGGACTGGATTAGCGCTTTAACTTCCTTCTCTTCCATAAAGTCAAAGTCTTCCAGTTTGTTAGATGCACCTTCGTCCTTCAATACGTTCTTGAATCGAATCGGACGTTTGATAGCTTCTTTAATTAGTATCTGATTATCAGACATCGTGCTTGCCCATTTGTTAACGTAGTTCTCAACGTTTCTTCTAATAGACTTTAGCTTAGCCAAGTCCTTTTCATCTTCTATAGAAGGAATGACACTGTCTATATACTTCTCAGTCTGTTTAATGAAGTGTTCAGTCTTAATGGTATCAATACCATCTTGAAGAGTTTTAATCTCGACAATCTCCTTAAGGTCTTTGGCGAATAATCTCTGATTTGTATCCTTCTTGTAGTTCTTATCATCATGAGAGAAGAACATATCAATGACTTCAGTGCCTTCTTCCATTCCTGCCTCAAGTGTGGATATGTTGACGTTGGTAGACTCCTTATACTGCTTAAACTCGCGCTCAGACTTCCAAAATCTATACTTGACCTTTCTGTTGGTCACGATGTCTTTGGCGTTTAGAAGGTACGTTCCGAGTCCCTCAATGGTCTTACATACCGCATCTTGCTCGGCAGTATATCCTGTCTGTGCAGGACTGAAATCGTAGTACTCCGCAAAATATGTTGTCATGAATTTATGTAGGTTACCTTCTTCATCATTAAGTAATCCTAGTACCAACTCCAGTCGGTCATCATACTTCTTTAAGGAAGCATCGTATTTTTGGAAATCAGATAATCGTTTATCGGCTATTGAACTACTAAAGTATTTCACTGTGATTGCTCCCCATTCTTATATTTTTTCTTTTTTCTCTTAACTGGTATTACTTTCGTTCTTTCAAAATCGTCATACATCGTGTCTAATTCGCCACTCATATACATTTCATTCATTTCATCTATATTGTAGTTTCCTAGTTCAACTTCTAACGGTGTGTAAGTTCCCATGCCTTTCATAATTACCTTCATTCTCCCTTTGTTCTTTAATGGTTTTGCTTAGCGTAATTTAATTATAGCAACAACTTGAATATAATGCAATGGTTTTGTTTATAGTTGTTTTATTGAAGGGTCTAAAACTTAGACTCTTCAATAACATTATTCTTTTTCAATACATTAATGTAGTTATTGTAATCTTCGTCAGCGATGTTCAACTTCTCGTGAAACTCTTCTTTCCATTGCCCATTGCGGAATGTGAACTTTAGTTTATTTTTGTTTCTAATGAATTCTTCTGTACTTCTATAAGCGAATACCTTCTCGTACACTTCAGCAGTCTTTGTTTCAAGGTAGCTATTTAATGAATCAAACATTATCTTGCTTGGATAATTTCTTTCACTAATACAGTTCATATAGAAGTTATAGTTGATATTATATATGCTACAAAGTTCTTTCTTAGTCAAGTTTTCTACAGAACGTTTTATTTCGGCTTTCTTAATGATGTCTCTAAGTAATAATTGGTGTTCTTGTGTCTGAGTTTCTTTGAATTCCATGTGTGTGTAAGCCTCCGTTGTTGTGTTTGTGTTTTTACTATAACACTGTGTTAGATATTAAGTCAATAGTCAATTGCTCTCAGCAAAGCGTTTGACCAGTTCTCTGTGTTCCCAACGCCCATATACGTTCTTGGTTTTATCCGTTGCCTTACGCATTGATATATAGTATATCAGTTTGTTCTCCATCAAGACTTGAATGTACTTGCTAATCGTCTTTCTATTTATCCCTGTTTCCCTTTCCATCTCGTCAATATTCGGCAGAGTATATCTATCGCTACTAACTGAGTCGTACATCCTAGATATAATGTTAAAGTACACCGTGAATACTTTCATCTTATTCTTTTCTTCCATCATAATGAACTTATAGAAGTCCTCATGATAAATCTTGCTGAAGAATCCATCTTCGAAAGGATTGTCTGTAACATTGAAGAAGTATGTATCTGAGTACTTTACCTCTAATACTTCATTCTTACATTGGATGTCTGAAAACATCTTTATAATATCGCCATTGATTAGCTTCTCAATCGATTCTTTTATTCCCTGCTTATTCTTCGAGTTGATAACGAATCCTAATACACTCAATATAGAATCAACACTTGCTATCGATATGTCACCATACCTTTGATGAGAGAATCCTTTTAATAGAAGATACACGAACTGGTCTCGAACATCATACTCTTGATTAGTCATGAAATCCTTGTACATCATTATGAAGGGTCTCTCTACTGCTTCTTCTTTCTTTTTCTTCTGAAC